GCACAATTCTCGGACGCGAGATCGGGAACGCCGCCAAGAGTTAATGGGCGTGACAGGCGTGGAGAGACACGCGCAATTTTACAGCGGAGTGGACAAGTGGTTAAGTCGCCAGTCTCATAAGCTGGAGATCGTTGGTTCGAATCCAACCTCACGCAACCTTTTTTATGATCCAAATAGACGGAGAACTAGCAAAGCAACTTGATCAAGAACTTCGCGCTGGTTGGTTGCAAAATCAAATCAAGGCAAGGGTTGATGCTCAAAAGATTGGAAAAATTAACACATTAAGACATAAGTCTGTTGAAGGTCTTGGTCAACTTAAGGGAAGAATACCGCTTGATGCTGTGCATTTTTGGGGTCAAAAGCTTGGATATGGGTGCTGGAACGATCAAGAGTTTGTGGATGAGTTTTTGCGTGACAATCCTGAACTTAGGGTTAATAGTGGTGGCACTAAAGAAATCTCTGTTGGTTGGACGCCAAATCTTTCTCCTAAATGAAGACAGTTCCGTTTAGCGACATTCTGGCAAGCGTTTGCCAACTCATAGGACTTGACAGAAACACGTTAAACGACAAATCGTTTGGAGCAATTCGCGACATGGTTGGTCGTCGAATCAGCACAATCTGGGACAGGGAAGAGTGGCCTGACACAGAGCGGTATCTTGATACTTGGACTGGCAATCCAGTGCAAAGTGTAAGTGTTGTTTCTTCTGGGGAAACAACAATGGTAATTCGCGTTGCCCTAGACACAAATTTTCCAAGAATTTATCTAATTGATTTTCCGTCTGAAAACTTCAGAAACGGAACAATTGGAACAACATCTGTAAAGTTTTCTAACCCTTTTTATATCCTAAAGGGAGATGGAACTAGAGTGCCTGTTCCAGAAGAAGTTCAAACATTTTCGTACATTACGTCAAACAGCAATAGCGGACAGTACATTACAAGCATCGACATTACTGTTCCTGTTGGAACTGTAGAATATCCAAGTTATCTTGGCGTTAATTCTCCTTTTACTACAAAAGTTATTTTTTCTTCTAATCAAAATTTGATAGTTCAGCTTGATGAGACAATGCTGCAAGGATTAGAAGTGTACACAAATGATCCAAGACAGCATACTAGGTGTACTTTTGAGTCATTTCTTGTTGAGGATAAACCATTTCGAGATGATTTTGTAACTAGCGGAACCTATTCTCAACAAGAGTATAGTTACCTCAGGTTTCTTACGGATTCCAAAAAATACATCAAGTATAGATTGGTGTGCCCAAGACTTTTTGGTCAAAAATTCAGCACTTCAACCTCGTATTATGTTGCATCTCAGGCGTTTTACGATCCGTCTCAAGGAACGTCTGACTATAATCCAAGTTTGTCTGGATTGCCAATTCAAGGTAATTTTTGGAACTGCATCCAAAACAACCTGCTTCCCGCACCGACGCCTCCTGCCAGCACAAGTGCTTTTTGGAAGATGGTTGAAATTCCATACAGGTTTAAAGACTATTTAATTAACGGTACATCTGCTGACTTTATTAGGTCTGAAGGCCGAGCTGAAGAAGCTAACGTGTTTGACCAGTTAGCAGAAGTGGCAATTCAACAGCAGATTGATGTGCTTTTGCGTCAGCAACAGCAGGTTCAAAAAATGAAGATGGTGTACACTTATTGATATGCTCACCAAATTTCTTAGAAAAAGAAATGTAAACCCTAACTTGCCGTTCTCAAATAATTTTGCAAGAATACAAGTTAATTCAAATGGGTCGCACACTTTCAAATTTACAAAAAAACCAAATGCTCCTCAGCCATCTGGTGGAATTTATTTAAGGCCAGACGGAACATCTGGATACCGCAGACCCGATAATACCTCGACCTATAACAGACCTTAATTATGGCTAACTTAACCACATCAACGGATGTTGATAATTTCATGCAGTCTGCAAACAAGGCTGCTGCTAGGACAGCACTTGATGCAGCGGCGTCTGCAACAACAATTACAGCCGGAACAGGATTGTCTGGAGGTGGAGATTTAACCGCAAACAGAACACTTTCTGTTTCGTTTGGAACAACTGCTGGAACTGCCGCGCAGGGAAATGATTCTCGAATTGTTAATGCTGTAACTACGTCTCAGTTGGCTGCATACGCAACGACTGCCCAGCTTGCAAGTTACACCCCGACTGCACGCACTATTAGTTCTGGAACAGGCCTTACTGGAGGCGGTGATCTTACTTCAGACAGGACACTTTCTGTTTCGTTTGGCACGTTTGCTGGAACAGTTACCGAAGGAAATGACTCTCGACTTAGCAATTCGCGCCCCCCAACAACACACGCTTCTTCGCATGCCGTTGGTGGATCTGATTCTATTACACCCGCCAGTATTGGGGCCGCATCTACTGCCCAGCTTGCTGATTACGCGACAACAGCACAGCTTGCCGGATACACTCCTACAACTAGAAACATCTCTTCTGGAACAGGATTAAGTGGCGGTGGAGATTTGAGCGCAGATAGAACGCTTTCGTTAAGTGATGTTGGAACTGCTGGAACATACGGGAGCGCATCTGTTGTCCCTGTGGTTACTACAAATGCAAAGGGACAAGTTTCTTCTGTCTCAACACAGCAAATTGCCATTCTTGGAAGCCAAGTGTCTGGCAACATTAGTGGCAACTCCGCAAATGTAACTGGCACTGTTGCAGTGGCAAATGGCGGAACTGGAGCTACAGACGCAACAAATGCTCGCACAAATTTGTCTGCTGCCAAGTCTGGAGCAAACACAGACATCACTAGTGTTGCTCTGACAACTGGAACAATTTCTGGAATACCCAGTGTAACTACGGACATTGTAAACAAGGCGTATGCTGATTCAATTGGAAGTGGCATTAATTTCCATGATGCTTGCGATTACGCAACCATTGCACCTCTTTCTCCCGCTGCTACTTACAATCAACCCGGAGGTGCTGGAGTTGGTGTTAATGCAACGCTGACTGGCAGTACAAATGTTGCGCTTCAGGTTGATGGAACAACTGTTTCTGTTGGCCAAAGGATTCTTGTTAAGAGTCAGGCATCTCAGTTTCAAAATGGCGTTTACACTGTAACGCAACAGGGAAACGGTTCAACACAACCGTATATTCTTACCCGCGCAACAGACTACGACACCAGCGGATCTGCTCCAAATGAAGTTCAGGCTGGCGACTTCATTCTTGTCTTAAATGGTTCCATTGCAAACACGGCATGGGTGCAACAGACACCTGCTCCGATTGTGTTTGGTTCTAGCAACATCGTTTTCATACAGTTTGCCGCAGCTTCTGCCGCCTACCTTGCTGGCACAGGATTGTCGTTGAGCAACAACACGTTCTCAATCACAACTACTGGAGTTGCAAATTTTACAGCAGGAAGCGCATCTGCAATTCCTGTGATTACAACGAACACACAGGGCCAGATTACCAACCTGACAACTGCTCAGGTTACTCCTTCTGCGATTGGTGCCGTTGCAACCGCTGATCTTACTCAACTTGCTGTTGCTGGCAAGGTTCCTCAATTAGACGGCAGTGGACTGATTTCAACGACCCAGATTCCCGCTCTCACGTCAGCGCAGATTGCTCAAATTACCCCTTCTGGTATTGGAGCTGTTGCTACGTCTGATCTGACGTTGCTGGCAAGTGCAGGCAAGGTTCCTCAGCTTAACGGCAGTGGGTTCTTGAGCACTGCTCAGTTGGCTGACATTGCAGGGCTTCCCGTTGGTGCAGTTGGCTCAAGCACAGTTGTGCCTGTCATCACGACTGACACGAAGGGTCGTATAACAAACCTTACAACAGCCGAGATTACTGGTGGAGGAGGATCTGCTGGAGTTGCCTCGTTCTCTGCTGGCACAACTGGCTTTACTCCAAACACTGCCACCACTGGAGTTGTCACACTTGATGGCACGCTAAACATTGCCAACGGAGGAACTGGATCAACATCACAGGTTGCCGCATTGACCAGTTTAGGAGCAGCTCCGCTTGCAGATGTGATGCATCGTTCAGTAGAATATTCAACTACTGCGCTTGTTACGGGGAACATGGTTGGAAACACGTTCACAATTACTGCACCTGGAACTTATTCTGCCGACGGAACAGTGGTAGTTGCGGGTGATGTCGTTATTTTCACAGCACAAACAAGCGTTACGGCTGCTCAAAATGGGCCTTGGCAATGTACCACCGCTGGAGCAACTGGAGTGCAGCCTGTATTCCAGCGTCCGTCTTGGTTTACTGGAACAGTTAAGCCTGGATTGTATTGCTCTGTTAGATTTGGAACTGCAAGGGCTGGATTTGTTTATTCTTTAATTGGCCCAGTTGGAACAACTGAAATTGTTGTTGGATCATCTTCAGTTTCAATTGTTATTCCGTCTCAAAGAACTGCAAACGCAATTGTATCTACAAATACATTTAGTGGAAGACAAACTTTTGTTGCAAATAGCGGAACTGTAAATCCAATTAGCTTTCAGACAAGCACAACTCAATTATCTCCGCTTATTGCAAATGCATTAGAATATGTAAGTGACAACCTTTACCTTACTAATAACGCCGCGACGGTTAGAAACCAAATTCCATATCTTGCATCAACAAATACATGGATAGGCGCAAATGCTTTTAATGGCAGACTTACAACTCCAGCAGGAGGAGGAAGTTTTGGTTGCATTCAATTTAACACGGCAAGTAATTTAAACGCAAATGGAGTACAGCAAGGATCATTGGAATATGATGGATTGGACTTGTATTTCCAAAGAAGAATTGCATTAACAGGCACATGGACTAATAGCAGTAATGTAGTAACGCTTACTGGAACCAGCACCACAGGAAGCATAGTTCCTAACTCAACGTATACTACTGGTTTTTCAGGGCCAAATCAAAATATTTTAGTAACAGCAATTACTAGCAATACCACATTTACATTAAATACTAATCCTAGCACTTCAGGCACAAATGCTTCAATCACATTGTATATTAGAGAATCAATACCTCTAAGAAGCGTGGTGTCAACTGGGGCGGCATATAATTTGCAAACAGGCGCATACACGCTCAGTTCGTCTGATGCTAATGGAGTAGTTGCAATAAATTCCGCAAGCGCAATAACATTAACTATTCCTACAACTAGCACTGTGCCATTTATTGTTGGGACGCAAATTTCAATAATTCAACTGTCTTCTGCTGCAAATCAAGTGACCGTTGCTGGAGGTTCTGGAGTTACTGTTTATAGCCAAGGAGCCAAATTTAAGACAAACACACAATATTCTGTAATAACGCTCACTAAAATTTCATTCAATGAATGGGTTGTAAGTGGAGATACAGTAGCATAATTGTTATGATTGAACTTCTTTTAAGAGCTGACAGAAGGTGCATTGTTACTGTGAACGGAGTAGATACTCTGCTTGAAGTTGGTGATGCAATGTATGTGCCAGCAGATGTTGAGTATACGGTTGTTTATCTAGAAGAAGCCGTTGCAACTTAATTATGGACTGGATTAAGCAAATCCTCCCGACCATAGGCAACATCCTCGGCGGCCCGCTTGGTGGTGCTGCTGTGTCGGCAGTTGCTGGCGCACTGGGTATCTCGGAGCCAACCAAGGAAAAAATCGAGAAAGCATTAACCAGCGGACAATTGACGGCAGAACAAATGGCCGCGCTTCAAGCTGCGGATTTGAATCTTAAGACAAGAATGGCAGAGCTTGGAATTGAAGCCGAAAAACTACAACAAGTTGACAGAGCCAGTGCCAGACAAATGCAGGTTTCTACTGGATCTGTTGTTCCTCACATTCTTGCTGTGTTGTTTGTGGCTTTTTATCTTGCCATTGTTTCATTGCTGTTGACTGGCCAGATGAAACTATGGGAAAACAGTACTTTAACAATGCTTTTGGGAGGAGTAACGTCAGGGGTCACGATGATTCTTGGTTTTTACTTCGGAGCATCGCATGCTGCTAACATACCAGACCTAAAGAAATGAACTTAAAGGATGAGGGGATTGACTTAGGATTGGCTCTGGCAGGTTTATTTGGGGCTATTCTTACAAGCTCTAGGCAGCAGCAAAGCCTTCCGGCAACTGTGGCTTCGCTTATTGGTGGAGCAGCATCAGCAAATTACATAACCCCATTAGTCTTAAAGATGGCAAATCTTGATGGCCATGACTTTGGGTACGCTATCGCATTTTTGTTGGGATTCCTTGGCCTTCGAGCAGTTGAAAACTTGGCCAATAAACTAATCGCAATAGATGCACATCAACACCCTTCTAAACCTACTCGCAAATAGTCTTTTGATTTGCTCCTCTGTGCATTTGCTGTACAGGGTTTTTGGAAATCAAGACAGCAAAGTGTGGCAAAAGCCATACATGGCAATGCTTTACAAGGCTGTAATGGCTGTAACAATTTGCGGTGCAGCGGCAAACATCATAACCTTGTCTACTCCGACTTGGAGTGAGATTGTCTTAAATCTTGGAGCATCAGGAAATTGGTTATTTTTATCTTTCTATCTTTATGGTTATACTGCCTATACCGCAAATTCCACGCCTAACTCAAAGGTACACAAATCAAACTCCTCCTGCGGGTCTGCTTGTTCTTCAAAAGCCAAACAGGATTCTGCCTCCCGCAGCAAGCGAGGGAAGCGGGCTTCCTCCAGACAAGATAACCCCATACTCGGGGATTTACGACCAAAACGGAAAACTTCCAACGCCAGCGTCTAACCTTACATTTCTTGCTTACGCATGAGCCATTTTGACAAAGCACTTAGATTTGTCTTAGAGCACGAAACCGTGTATGCCAAAGGGCATTACGGGGATATGTCTTATGCTGTGTCTGAGAACGTCACTGGAGATGCTGGTGGCCTGACTAAGTTCGGGATAGACCAGCGTAGTCATCCGCTTCTAGACATTGAAGGGCTGACCGTTGAGCATGCATCCGAAATTTACAGGGATTTGTATTGGAACGTCAATCATTGCGAAGACATGCCTTGGCCTGTGTGTGCGGTGCATTTCGATAACTGCGTAAACATGGGAAGCAAACAGGCCACGAGGCTATTGCAGAGGGTTGTTGGTTCACATGATGACGGAATATACGGACCAGCTACGAGAGCTGCAATGTTAGCAGCCTGCGATGAAAAGGGGGCTGATGTTATTGGCGTTGAAATTTGCTCGCAAAAAAAGACTTTTTATGAAAATTTAGTTAAAGCCAAACCTCACCTTGCAAAATTTAAAAATGGATGGCTTAACAGAGTATACGAACTAAAGGAGATGATTGTATGAGCTTGATGGATTCTTTTAACTCAATGATGGGGGCAATTCGCACCCGCACCTGCCCTGACTGTGGTTCTGAAATGGAAGGTGGAGAATGCACAGAATGCGGATACGGAGCAGAGGAAGGTAAAGATGATATGGTTGAGATGCAGACAATGCTTGACCTTCGTGATGGGCTGCAAAATTGTCTTAAGATGGTTGACCGTCTGATTGTTAGTCAAAGCTCCGAGGATTGATGCCTGCTGAAATCTTACAAGAGGTAGACAATAATTTTATTGGGATTAACTCGCGACTTGATCCGAGTAATCTACAGCCGGGATTTGCTCAGTCGGCCTATAATGTGCGTCTTCAGCGTGGAGCAGCACAGCCTAGAAAGGGATGCAAACGACTGACTGATTCGCAGCTCAACGCTCAGACAATGGTGGGATCTGGGACGTATGTGGACACAAATGGGCAGGATAACATTGTCCTAGTTTTTACAGACAGAATGTATCTGTACAACACAGAGACTCAAACCTTGTCTGGAGCCA